TATTAGCAACACCATTAGCCAACAAACCAAACGTCATCAATAAAATTGGGCCCAGGCCAGCAACAGCTGTTGTTGCAATAACTATTGCTCTCTTTGTTCCATCTCCAAGATTATTGAATCTATCTAGTATACTTGAAACAAATTCAGCAATTGGTGTTACTGCCTTCAAAAATTCTTCTCCTACTGGAACTAATGAAAGTTTTAAATTTTCAACAGCACCCTTAAACTTGTTCATAGCAGACTCTGAAGTCATGCCTAATTCTTTTTCAGACAAAGCTGCTAGTTCTTGAACAGATGCACCTGCTAGATCAAGCACACGTGCTGCCTGTGTACCATCTTTAGTAACGTTTGCAAAAAGTGTAGATAAACGAGCAAACTGGAACTTACCAAACATTTGCTCAATAACCTGAGCTCTATTTAGTGGGTCAAGTTGATTTAAAGCTGTAGCAAACTCAACAACAGTTGCCTTAAGGTTTCCTCTATTATCTTCTACAATCTTTTTTGCATTGATACCAAAACTTAAAAGCATATCGTTTGCTTTTCCAGTTGGATTAATTAAAGATCCAAGACCAGACTTTAGTGCATTAGCTCCTTCTGATGCATTGATTCCACCCTCTTTCATTGCAGTCATAAGGAATGCTAAATCTTTAAGATCTCCACCAAGCTGTTGTACAACTGGGGCTGCTTTTGGAATTGCAGTTGACATATCATCAAGAGATAATACGGTCTGGTTTTCTACTGCGTTAAGAAAGTCAATTGATTCTGCAAGTTTTTCAGAAGACATTGAGAAAGCATTTTGTAAAGAAATTGTTGTTTCAAGTGCTTTCTGGCTATCTACTTGTCCCAGAATAGAAAGTTTGGTTGCTGCAGTTGTCTGTCTTTGAAGATCTAGTCCTTGAAAACCTGCTGCTGCAGCTTCTGCTGCAAGTCCAACTGTTTGAGAAACAGCAACACCATACTTAGTAAACTGCTTTCCAAGTTCTGTTATTCCTTCTAGTGCTGCTTGGGTTTCTGATGCTGGTGTAAATAAATCTCCGTATACCTTCTTAAAACGAATAGCCTGAGTTTCCATATCCATAAATGTTTTTGATGCTGCTGCACCAACACTTATTAATGGAAGTGTAAAACCAACCATAAGCTGACGACCAGCCCACTGTGTATTCTTACCAAAGTTAAGTAGGTTTGTAGAGCCTTGCTTTAAAAGCTGATTAAGTAATGCTTGCTTTTCAGAAGCAATCATTGTCTTTGTTGCAAGATCATTCATGTCAAGAGACAGAGGTCTTACAGCAATTGCCTTCATAGCACCGTTTGCATCACGGCCCATCTTAATGTATTGTGTCTGAAGGTCTTTTACGTTTTCTCTAGCAACCTTGTTTATTGTCTCAAATTCAGACTTAAACAATCTACCAAAAGTTTTTGATGCTCCACCAGCATATCTAAAGTATTCTCCAAGTGAGAACTTATTCTTCTCTAAAGAATTTGTGAACGACTCAGTGGTTGTTCTGATTGTTTTCATCTGGGCAGAGAACTTGCCCGTAGCATTAATTGAGTTAATTAAGCCTTGCTGCATTTGAGCAGTAACTGCATTAGCTGCAGCACCGCCCTTTGCCATTGATGTATGAAAGGCTGATATCTGTCTCTGTAAGTTTTTGATATTCGCCAGTGCTTCAGCAGTATCAATACTTACCTTAATATTGGACTGAGCATCAGCCATTCATTACACCTCTTTATTTAATTATTACTCATCTGCATTGCTGGCAAAGAGTGTTGCTGCTTCAGAAATTGGAACTCCTGATGCTACTTCAACAATCTTATACACAGTAGGCAAATCAATATTTTCTTCCAGAGCAGCAATATCTGATGCTAGTTCTGGCTTGTATTGCTCCATTGCGATTAGTACACATTCCATTAGTAGATTAATTGACTTCTCATTATCATCTACTACCTCTGCAATACCCTCAAACTTTTTCATAAACTTTCGTAAAAGTGAAATCTTAAGCGGTCTTAGAGTAATTTCTGTACCATCAATTAGCTTAATCTGTTGTGATTCATAAACAGTTGTTGCCATGTTGATCCCTCCCTAGGTTTGTATCAATTATAGCATAATAACGCTTATTTTATCTAAGATCTTCGTAGTCAAGACCCATACCAATACCAAACCCTGCCTTCTTAGCATTTTGTCCTTGTAGTGATAAAACGTCACTACTATCATTTGTTGCACCACGACTAAAGACTCTAGCTTTCATATTTTCCCATTCTTTTTGGCCACGGTCTGAGTCAGAACTATCCTCTAAGTCAACACCCTGTATTGCTGCAAAGAATTTCTTTTCTTGATAATCTAAATCTCTTTTGCTAGATATAATTGCTATAATTTCTGATAAAGATAACGACTCTTCTAGTTCAGAATAGTCCTTCCATATACCCAGCAAGAATACTTCTGACTCTAACTTAGCTAGATCAAAGTCTTCCCAGGATGGTCCTGGATCTCCCTTTTGTGCTTGTGTCTTTACATCTTCTTCTTGGCTTTCGCCAATCTTAATATTGCCAGCTATATCTAATATTTCATGTACCGTTGGCAAATCAATGTTGTCTTCTAACTCTTCTATGCTTTTAGATACTGGTGGATAGTATTGCTTCATAGCAATCCTTGTGCATTCAAGCAATACCATCATAGCTTCATCATCATCTTTTGTATATTTAATATTATTAAAAGCATCCATAAACTCTCTAAGATACTTAATCTTAAGAGGCATTATCTCTATTTCTGTTCCGTCAAATAAATAAATGTTTTTAGTCTTATATATTGATGTAGCCATAGTCTATTAAGTTTACCACAAAAACAACAAAGCCCACCTCGTTATGAGATGGGCTAAGTCGTATTATTAAGTTGTTATTATGAAGCGTCGCCCCATGTGCGATCTACGATCTTACCGTATGATCCACCATCTTCTGGAAGAAGACGGAATGAAACCTCAAACATTGAAGCTTCGTCACGCTTAGCAGATACTGTTACGTTCTCAATTGAAAGTGCACGGTATGCTGCATAAACACGCTCTACATATGCAGAGTCTACGCAGTCACCAGTTCCTGGACCAACTGCAACGATTCCTCGCTCAACTGGGCATTCACCGATATCTCCTGCTGACAAATCTAATGTCTTGTCTCCATTAAGTGCTGTGGTAAGCTTTGAATCACCATATGCTAGAGCCAATAGAAGGTTCTCTAGTGTAGCCTCAGCAAAAGCTGTTGCAAGATTAACTTGCATTCCTTGCTTGTAAAGCTTAGCAACGTCAAGAATTTGGTCAACCTGTACTTCACCGAAGTCAGGTTGGAACTGCAATTCAAGACCGTTCATAGTGTAACCTACGTTTGTAAAGTCTGAATCAGCTTGCAGAGTCTCTCTGTATGATTCAGCGTTAGCAAATGCTGGAAGAGCGTTAGCTCCTGTAGGTGCCAATGTAGTGTCTGCAATAAATAATGCTGCTGCACCAACGATAATGTTGGTAGACGTTCCACGACTATATGCCATTTATTCACCTCTTTCTGTAAAAATAGATATTTAGTTGTACGGCGTTGTGTTTCCTCAACTCAATTATAACAGTGTTTTATAGGACTATTTTTGTGGCTAGTTTCTCAGGCTTCCAGTCTGTGTACATGACTGAATCCTTGCCATCTGCATTTAGAACTGGCTTTTGATGATAGTCAAAATCAATGATTATCTTATTACCACCATAGGTACGGGCTGTGCCAAAGTCAATAATATCCCTGGTCTCCTCAAGCTGATAAATCTTAAAATTGTGGAAGTAAAAGATGTTGTCTACTAGGTCTGGATTCTGCTCTGTACCTAGATTTATCTGTCTATTAGAGCACCAGTTGTTTATCTCTTCTGCCGTTTCATCAAAACGATCCATAAGTCTAAGAACTGCCTCTTGAATCTTAACCATGTTTGTAGGACTATTAAATGATGTTGCATAAAAATAATACAGTATTTGCTCACATTTTATATGTGGAAAACCCTTACGGTTCATCTTTATAAGTCTATCGTATACCGCCATGACCTCACCTTCTGGAAACATTTCTGTAAGATCGTCAAGAGCTGTAGGGGTAGATGGGAAAAAAGGTAAACGACTAAATCCAGCAAGCTCCTCTATTTTTTCTTGAAGATATTTATTTATCCACAAAACTGGTGTATTTAAAACATCGCCATTTGCCATTATTTAATCCCCGCATTCGCTATCCATCTATAGCCTACTTGGTATCCCTTGATCTTGCCAGAGGATTTGCCTGCTGATAGATTCTTTCTGTATACATCTGCATTATTAAAGTATTGGTAAATACCGCTTGACTTTAGGAATGCCTGAGTAAAATATCTAGTAAAAAATGTATCTACTACTTTTTGAAAAGAGCCAGTTGTTGCTCTTCCTCCAGGTGACTGTACTACAACCTCGCCTTTAGTAAAGACTGTTTCTCCACCATCTTCAAAAACCAAAACGTCTGATCTTTTTGGTCTTATGGTTACTGGAGTGCCTTCTTCCATTATTTTTGCCTTGTTATAAAAAGGTACTGATGAGCCATCCTTAATTGATGTTGATTGCTTAAATGTTGACACAAACGAAAGGCCAAGGTTGCTTATTGTATAGTTTATATCGTATAGACGTGCATCAGGACTTCCCACTTTAGACCATTCATATATATGGTGTAGTGCTTCTGGATTTACCCTGGCATTTGAGTCTATATATTGTTCCAATAGTTCCTTTGTCATTACTCCAACATTATTTAAAAACTTTATTTTTCCTGCTTGTACGCCTTCTAAGAATCCAATTGAGTAGTTCATGATATTCTTCATGTCTTTTTTAAAAGCAAGGTCATTCATTATAACTTTCATTATAGGTCACTTGCCTGATTCTCTGATCTTCTTAAGACTACCTTGTAGTACTCTACACTGCCAAACGGACCAACTATAGCTTCAGTTGATGCTATTTCATATATAGTTGAGCGTCCGTTTCTTGGACCAGAGGTTTCTAGGTATACGTCTTCTTGCTGTGGTGTTCTTATATTTGTTACGACTACGTTAGTTACTGAGTTTCTGTTGTTTGATGAGGATACTCTAAGGTCTGTCTTGGTTCTTCCTAATAATATATTTTCTTTAGTTATGTTAACATTTGGCTTAACATCTTCTGTTGCTGACTGGCCAGTAGGTGCAAAGTTGCAGGCAATTGATCTGTCAAGAATCCACTGCTTCTTTACGTTACCGTATGCTCCCTGATCTACTATTGGATAATAGACATCTGCAATCATTGGGTATATAAAGTCTGTTGGCTCGCATTGCATTAAAGAATACCTATTCTTGTTATACTCTTCTTATACTTATCAAGGATCTTATCAACAAGCATATTTCCAGTACCGTCAAGAACTGTTTTGTCAAACTGAACTCTAAACTGCTCTGTATTGTATGATGTCACATATCTCTTGTAATAGTCTATTTTTCCACACTTGATGTCTTCAATAAGCATTGATGCTGCTTCATATATGTCATGGGGAACAACCTTGTATCCCGTTTCAAGTAAGAACAGGTAATCCCATCCTTCTGGGAAATGTGATCCAGTTGAGAATGTATATGCGTTTTCACTGTAATCTGTATCATAAACATTAAATGAATCTGATGAAGCAGTACTAATAGTTGAGCTCTTTTGCTCAGATCTATTGCCAATCATTCCTACTTCTTCTGTGTTTTTTATTATGGCAGTTTTATCTTTTGTTAATTCGTATACCCATTCACCAAGAACAGGAGATTCTAAACTTGCATCATAAACTAGTAATGAGTTTTCATATGCCTTTAAGATCTTGTAAGTTCTGTCCCAAATAGGAAGATAATCCGTTGCTTGTCCAGTCTTATCAAGCCACTCAATCTTGTAGTAGAATCCACCAGTAATTGAGTCAATTATGGCTCTTGCAATTCTTTCATACTGTGCATACTCTGCAATCTCAGATGCTGTTGTTGCTAGTCTGGCAGGGTTTACATATGGTCTTTTTATTTCTAGGTTATCTTCAACAACAATTAAATCTTGATCTACAGATTCCTGGTAAACAACCAGATAGTAGCTATCGTCATACTTAGTAAAATCCCCAGAAACTTCTATAGCAATCTTTGCGTCTGCAGAAGACTCTACTTCATACTCTGCAAGTATGTCGTTTCTATCTTTGTCCTTGATATGAACTATATGATCCGTCTCTGGCTCTGCAACCGTATACGTAACAAGAATAGGATATGGTGGTAATCTTAAAGCTTCCATGGGTTACTTACCGTATGCTCTCTTCACTTCTTCTGGAGAAGCTGTGCGTACAGACTTGTTTGTTATCCATTTATCAGCATCCTCCTTAGTGACTATGTTATACCCCTTGGTTAACTCACCAACGCCATTCCAGTGAAGATTGCGAACTGAATAAACTGCTACCTTTTCTTTTGGCTCTTGCTTTTTAACCACTAGCTCTGATGACTCTTTAGGCACAAAGCTAAAAATTACCTCTAAAATATCATTTTTTGTACTTACCCCAAATAGGTCAATGTTATTTTTCTTTGCGTATGACTTTAGTTCAAAGACAGTCTTGCTTTTTAATTCATCTATTAATGACATTGTATCCTCCACTGCTATTATATCAGAATATGACTAAGGGAGACAGTTTTTACGCTGTCTCCCTCGTCAAGTTAATTTGAGATTATGACTCTACTGCAGCATCTGCGTAAGCAACTGCATCAAGCTCTTCCCATTGTAGACCAAAGCGGACGAATACTGTGTACTCAATTGTGTCCTTCTTTGGCTGGTATGTGCGGTTTACAGTGATATCTCGCTGGAATCCCCATACACGGTTTGAAGGGAATGTAAGATCTACATAGCCTGCTGGGTAGTATGGAACTTCCTGAACGTCAACACCAAGAACACGTGTTGTACGTGCTCCACCAAATGTCTGTGCTCCACCATCTAGGTAAGCCTGACGATTAGCCTGTGTTGATCCTGCGATCTGTCCTGCAAATGCTTCTGCAACTGCATCAGCAAGTGTACCGTTATTCTTAACGATTCCCTGGAATGCATCTGTACCTGCGTAGAACTTTAGATTGTTCTTGATAGCACGGTACTTGCGTGGCATTGCTAGGATGATATCCTGCATAACTTCTGGTGTCCATGCGTTATCTGTTACAGTAACGATTGACTCATGTGCTCCACCATCTGTCTTAACACGGTTTACGAAACCTTCCATGATTGAAAGGAAGTCACCTGTTGAACCATCACCATTAATGGCAAGGTCTTCAATATCGTTTGCGAATGCATTGGTCATCAAGCGAACTAGATGATCCTCAAGTGCTGCGCCTTCAATATTGTCTTCTAGTGCTTCTGTTGAAACTTCCCAGTCAAGACGAATCTTCTTGGTTGTAAGTTCTACCTTAGAGAATGTTGCACCTGCATTTGTAAATGTAGGCTGTGCCTGTGCTGCTGCACGAATGACACGCTCTCCAACGTTGACCTTCTCAAGTTCCATTGTGTTAGCACGCATTGTAACTCTACGACCATCCTTGGCTAGTACAGTTGCATCCCATACATAATCAATGAAGCGACGAGCCTGCTCTGGTGCAAGGATACCACCTGGTGTACCAGTTGGGTTTACTGCGTTTGCGCCTGTTGTTAGTCCGTAGTTTGCTGTAGCAATATTACCAAGCGAAGCTGCTGGACTTAGATTTCCGTCAGGTCCTTGTGCTACTGCACCACCAATTCCACCTGATACGGCAACGCCATCACCTGTGGGATGATTAAAAGACTTTTGAAGATCTGTGTTTGTTGTTTCTGACATATTGTTCACCTCCTAGTGATTTTGTTTTAGTTAAATAGGTCGGAATTTGTGAGGAAACGTCCGCCCCATAGGGATTTCTGAATCACTTTAGGTGATTCCTGTACAATCTCGCCGAGATCGCCAGACTTGCGGAAAGCGGTATCTGCAACTACGGCATCTACGGTCTTTCCAAACTCATTAAAGCTTCCCTTAACTTCCTTAACTTCCTCTGTTACGGATTCAAGAGACTTTGTAATTGCATCAACGTTGGCTTGCATAGCCTTTACTGTTGCTGCAAGATCGCTCAAGGCATTAGTTACAGAGTTCTGAATTTCAGAAACTGCTTTGGCAACTTCTGCTGTTGCTGTTGCAACCTCAACGATTGCTTCGTCAGCCTTCTCTGTTACTTCTTCAATAGAAGGAGCACTAACCTCTTCAACAACTGCATCTGACTTTTCTGCTACAACTTCTTCTGTAACTTCTAGTGACTTTGCAACTGCCTCTGCAGGAGCCTCTGGAGCAACCTCAACTTCATTAACTACCTCTGCTGCTGGTGCTTCTGGAGCATCAACAACTGCTGTTGTTTCTTCTGTCATAGGATTATCCTCCTTTGCTATCTTAATTGTTCTAATGCCTTTTGCACTATCAACTAAGAACTTTATCATTTCTGTTTTTTCTGAATCATTTTTTTCAACAAAACCAATGTTTTTCATTTCTTCGCCAGTGACTGGACTTACCTCTGATTCATTTGCTGACAAAGTTACTAGGCCAGATTCTGAATCGTAAAATACATTTTCAACAACTACATTAACTGATGATCCTGTTAGTGTGTCTACTCCGTCAACCTTTTCAACGGATACAATATTTGCAAACTGATTTGCTGGGGAATCTACAAGACTCAACTCAATCAAATCGTATTCCTTAATAACTCTAATTGTCTTATCTGCTTTTTCATCATATGCATCGTCCCACTTGTTCATTCGTCCCCCAATAGAAAAACCAGTGTACGTACCATCAAGAACCTTTTCCCAGGCATCCTGTGCGCCTTTTGAAATATAGGCTGAAACAAAAACACCCTTGTAGAACTTCTTTGACTCTGTATCAAAATACTTTTCTTCTTTAAATGAAACCATCTTGCCTACTGCTGATGGCTGATGCATTTCTCTAATGTTGCCACGGAACTTTGCAAATGCTTCCATTGATGCTTCTGTTGTAACAATATCATCTTGCTTATCAAGGTTGTCCAAAGATGCAAATCCAGAAACGATGCGCTTCTCTTTGTCTACTTTTGTAAGAGGCATTGACAGACGTACATTATTGCCGTCTGTTGACCAATGTGCTTTATTTATATTCATGACGATTCTATTATACCAAACCTTTTAAAAGTTTTCTCAACTATTGAGACGCTCTGCCTTCACCCTGTGGATTGCGTCCAGTTGTGGTTGCAGGTCCATCAGATTGACTATTGTTTCGTTCGGTATCTCTTGCTCTGTTACCAGATGCATTTGCTCTAGCATCTGTTGCTTGTCTTGGAGACATTTCAAATGGAGTATCTCCGTCTGGATGCTGCGGAAGACCAATTGCTTCACGAGCTTCATTTGGCATCATGACCTGAGTCTTGACATATCTTTCCAGAATCTGTGACTGAGTGATTTCATCTGTAAGTGTAAGTTCGTTAAACTTTAACTCAAGAACATCTGTCTTTTCTTTAATGATCTTGTTTATCACCTTATTAAGGTGCCCTTGAGCAGGACGTGAAACTTGCTCTTTAAATGTTCTATCTTGTGCAATTGATGCTGCGATTGCTGCTGAGTCAGTACCGCCAAGTTTTGAAATTGGCACCTGATGAGCAACAAGAATATCGTCACGATTTTGCTTGCGGTACTCCTTAAATGAACCATCTTGAATACCATTCTCAATTGGCTCCATCTTAAACTCAACCTTATTTTGGTCAGTATCTCCAGGAAGTGGGATGTAAAGAGTTCTGTGAGACTGTGCCTTGAGGCCTGTCTGCAAGAAGCGGAACATCTTGTCCTCTGCCTCTCCAGAAAGCTTTGCACCCTTTAAGGTTACTACATATCTTGGAACAGCCTTGTTCTCAAAGTAGTCAATATTATATTGTGATGCAAGCTGATCACCAATAAGGGAAGGAAGTGCTGCAATAATATCAGGAATTCCATAGAAAGTGTTTAGTGGAGAATACTCCTTAATATGAATAATCTCATTTGGTCGTGGGTCTTCTGTTACTGGATTAGGATTGGTTGCACCAAAGTTTCTAAAGTAGACAATCTTTTGTGCAATTATCTGCATGTATCCATCACGCAAACGACGTACACGAATTGTTGTTGATGGTATATGACCAACATAGCCAATGTCTCCATTTACTGTACGACCTATTTCAAGGTATCCGTTTCCAGTGGACTCAACATCTGTGTAAACCTTTTCCATTGTCTTGGTAAATGAATCATCATCATTAAGGTTTTCTAGCCAGTCACGCATCTCAAGCTTCATTCTTTCCATACGCTTACGTGCTTTATCTGTAGCGCTTTGTTCTTTACCCTCAAAAGAAAGCATAGTACGATCTGTTGGTTCAAATGAATATCCAAGTCCAACAATGTTTGCAACCTTTGCATCAATAGCAGCGTGGTTAGCAAAAGATGTATCATAAAAATTTGCAAGTTCATATAGATTATATGGAGGAGTAATTACGTCAAATAGTCCGTAACCATTTCTGTATACCGTTCCAGGATTAATCTGCTTTGATGAAGCATCTACACCTGATGGTGTAACATTTGCAGAATCTAGATATCCTGCATTATTTACATCTGCAAACTTATTAAGGTTTCTTGCTGTTCTACGGCGAAAGTTTTGTTCTAGTCCAGAAAAATCTTTAAGCATCTCCCATGACTTATTGAATGGGTCTTGATCTCTAAAAGGATTTTCTTTTTCATCTTGCGTGTTTAAACTTGCAGAGATATACTGATACTGTTCATTATCCATTTTCGTA